TAAGTTGGAATCTTCCATTAGTAGTATCATAATTGAAAAATCCATTTCTTACGCCACCTTCTACTATAAGATCAAACACCTTTTCTCTTATGAATGGGAAGTAAGTTTTAATGTTCTCCTCATAACCCTTTAAGTCTACCAAAAGATGAAAATCTGGGAAGTTTCTGAAGAAAGCTTCAGGATCAGAAAAACTTCTAACCACTTTAGAATAATCCTTCATCATACCCTTAAGATTTTCCAGGTCAGTCTTACTATAAGTTCTCCTACCGGAGAGAATATCACTTGTGAACATCAGAACATAATCAACTATTTCTCTAATCGCATTTACTTTTTTCTGATAATCCCTGCCGCCTAGATATCTGATTTCCATATATCCCTGAGGTATCTTGGTAAAGTTCGCTCCGTAATATTTTTCATCAGGAATTTTAAAGACCTTGGGGTCAATTGTTGTAATGTTTTCTAAGATAGAAAATCTATTCCTTGGTACAACCTTCTTAATAGATTTGGCGTAGACGTTGTTTGTTCTGTTTCCAAACTTGGAATAAATCAAGCCTTCATCAATTCCAAGTATAAATTGAAGCTTATCTAACTCCTCCATTCTTCTCATTGACTTGTCAAATTTATCGAAGCTGATAGAAAATTGGAAAGCACTTTTATCGTTGGTCCATCCATTTTCATCTATCCACTTTAAAACTTTAATCAATACTGGAATTGCCTCAGCATAAGGCAACGGTCCTGTAATTAGCTCATTCATCTTGCTTCCCCCGGAATAGTCAGGTTCTAGCTTAAACGTATCAGCAGAGACTGGTATTTTTGAATGGTACCTATTGGAAAGAATAATCTTCTTTCCCAACAATTTTGAAAGAGAGTCAACAATTCTACCTCTAACCATTTCGGAAAAGAATTCAAATTCAAATCCAAGAACGGCAGAGGATAAAATTTGACTCCTCTCAAAATGGTTAAAGTTACTCATTTATTGGTTCAACGAATATTTTTCCCATCACCGGGTCTACCTCATAAACGGCTACGGATAATTGGTCTCCACTTTTTAGATTTTTGCTATCTCTACTAATTCTTCCCTGCGGGATCATTGCGATAAGACCTATCTCCTCTAGTTCAACCAGAGCGCCGTTTTTTCTCTTGTGCTTTACTTTAGCAGTAAAGATTGGATTTTCACCATTATCAATCGATTTTTTAAGCTCATAGATTTTTAGTGTTTTGTCTACAGGCTGACCGAATGTTAGTGTTAATCTGTTATCGTCTTTTACCTCCTTGATGTAGAACTCAATTTCGTCTCCTGCTCTAAATCCATTAACCTTTTGGTTATCGAATTCTGTTTTATGGATTAAACCGGTGTAGATGTCTTCCCACTCAACAAACACACCAAAGTCTGACGTTCCAGTAACATGACCTCTGTACTTCTTGGTAAGATCTAGTTCTTGAATTTTCTGATCCATGATCTTAGTTAAGTACTTTTTGTAAGAAACTACAAAAATGTCTTTCTTCTGTACGTACCCATCTATCATTACATAAATAATTTTTCCTAGGTATGATTCAAAATCAGTAATTTTATTAGCTGCAGCTAATGATCCAGGCAGGAAGCACTTAATACCTTGAACTTCTACAATATAACCACCATTATTGATGGACTCTATCTTAGCCTCATAGGCAAGGCTTTGCTTAGTAATTTGCTCAAAGAACTCAAGCTTAGTATTTTCTATGAAGCAATCAACAACAGAACCATAATAGGTTCCCATGGCGTTTCTAACAATAACCTGGGATTCCGAACCAACAGAGAAATCTAGATTACCCAAGTTAAGCTTAGCAGCATCTTTTCTTTCCTTGATAAGATCGATGTAAATAGACTGCCCCTCACAGGTTTGAGCAATAGCGTATTCTTCGTTTACTGTTATGATGTTACACACGTAAACTACCCCGCTCTTTAGATCCTTAGATCGATTAATAGATTTGAGGCTAACCGCCATCAAGTCGTAAAGGGATTGGGCATAGTCTTCCTGACAGAATACCTTAGCGTCATCAGTAGTTCTGACTCCCCTGTTGATTTTTCTTCTGTTTGTAATGTTCCAATTGAAATCTTCGATACCTGTGGTACGATTTAAGTCTGGAGTGTTCATTTATTTTTATGTTTAAAAAGTTAACCTTTCTATATATCTTCCGGAAAAATTATCTTTACTACAAAGAGGCAAGACCATACTTAACCAAAAAATCAATCTCTCTATTTATAATTATCCTTAGATCCCTATAATCAATCCTTTCATCAAAAGATTGTTTTGTAAACTTGTACTTATTCAAAGCGTCATATACGTTTCCAGTATAAATAGTTTGTCTGGCAGATCCGTTTGCTGGTCTTTGGTAAACACTGATCAAATTATCTTCTAAATTTACACCATCGTTGCTGAAATAATAATCATCCCCAAATTGAATAAGTATTTGGGAAAGAACTTTAACACTTTTACCAACATCTAACAAACTCAACTGTCCGTAATAAAAATCAGATTTATCCTCTGCTTTGTCTCTAAACTTCAGCTTATTGCCTATCTCGTAATTAAGAAATTTGTTGTTCTTGGTACTTTCACCAGTTGTTGTTGACAGCTTATCTCTCAAAATAGATGCATGCTTCCCGGATAACTTCAAGGCTTCTGCAAGGTCGTAGAAAACGTTTTCTATGCCAGAATCGTTGGAGGAGTCTGAGTTTTGAATCAGCTCGATCAAAGCAGCCCTTGCTTCTGGACTAAAGTTACTTCCAGATTTTTCCTGGTTATCCGTTGCAAGAAACATCAAAGATCCGTCTCCGTTGTAAATTAAGTCAAGTGTTTCTGATGCCCCCGAAATTGCTATAGCATCTTCACCGGATTCAGCATTCTCTATTTTTGCAAGAATTTCTTGCTTACTCTTTCCGAAATTTAGTCCAAAAAGACTTCTTATCACAGCAGGTAGAAGAGATGGCACCTGTTGGGCTAATCCACCAAATATTGCAATTACTCCCTTGATAGATTCCCAAATAGCAACCATCTCAATCGGGAGATATCTTTCAATTATGAAAAGAAGTGTTTTGTCTGGGTTGTTTACATTCAGACTAGACTTTAAAGATTGAGAGTTAATTCCATCCTTTTGTAAATCTTCTATAGATTTATTTCTAGCATTCTCGAAATCAGAAGGAATATATTGTACTCCAAGCTCAAAATAAGAAGATCCGGGATCAAGTATAAATCTTTTGGAGCTTATTCTATATTTGGCAAAAAAGTTGGAAAAAGAAAATGTAAATTCATCACCAATATTTAAGCTAGAAAGAAGTCCTGTAGAATTCTCAACAGTATTGCTGAAATTTGAAATCTTAAAAGAAGTTATAAGATTAACATCTTTGCTGTTTACAGAAATCTCTCCCTCCTCAGGAATTTGAGAATTAAAGACGGTGTTATAAGGAATGGTAGGTCCTTGAACAGGCTGGGTTTCGTCGCCAGGAAGTGAATTCTTAAGATTGTCGAAAAAGCTTTGATTCGGTGTATAATTTTTTAGATCTCTAGAAAACTTCCCGCAAACCATATCTGAGATCAATGGCTCAAGACCTCTGCCATCGGAATTAGGCTGATTTAAGGACTCTTCCCAGGTTAACCCAATGGATAAGATAGGATTCTGAATATATGGTCTTAAAACCTGCAAGAAAGCCTTAGAAACAAGGTCACATATTAATCCTCTTGGATTTGTTAATCCCTTGATTACTGTTTTAATAAGGGAAATTGGCCCAGTAATTAAATCGGACAGCCCCTTTATAACTCCAACAACAACATTAATCGGAAGTAATAGGAGTTTAATGTAATTAAAAAGTATTTTAATTAAGAATAGTGGATCTGAACTTCCAATTTGAATTAGTCTAGCTAGCGTTGTAAGGTCTTCCTTTGCTTTTTCCTCGCTTTCATTATTTCCATCCAGTGAATCTTTCTGTAGTTTTTCAAAGTCTATACTTGGAAACTTTCCTTCGATAATTCCGCTGAGAATTTCAGAAAAACTCAGACCACTTCTTTCACTTAATCTATCCACAAATTTTTTCGTGGGTGATGAATCTTTTAGCTTACTGAAATCTCCAAGTACAACGGATAACGAAGAAAGAAGGGGTAAAGAAATACCAAGAACAGAGATTGGTATTTTAAGCCTGCCATCATCATCTAAGAATGATCTAAGAAGGAGATTTCTTTCAGTTGATAAAACAGAATTCTTAAATCCGGGTATTGTTTTATTACCAGAGGATCTTTCTATTTCTGAAATAGAATTTAGGGTCAAACTTAACGTTACTGAATTATTACCGTTCAGGGATACCGATCCTACTGTGAAATTTCCAACAAATTGATCATCAGAAAGCTGAAGTTTATCACCAGTTTTTAGATTAAATATTAGATCGTTACTTTCAGAAGTATTTGTTACAGCATTAACGGTGATTGAAGTTATTTCACCTACATTCGATCCAATAGTTGTAATTTCACCCTCTTGAGGTAGATCACTAGAGTTAAAAACTAATTCATAGTTAAAATTCTTAAGAGAACCAAAAGAATCTCCAGTTTGCTTTTTATCAGAAAGCAATTCTTTTAGTCTATCTACTGATGATCCAGCTATTCCTCCACCAATTTCAAGTCTTATCGGAAACGGAAATTCTTCCAATACGGAGTTTATCCCTTCATCCAACAAAAATTGAAGGGGATTATTAAAAATAGATTCTATCCCTTCGAAAGCCTCTTTAATTCCACCAAAACCTTCGCTAAGGGCTTTTTTACCTAGAAATACAGGGGCAAAAGCAGAAGCCAAACCTTTTTCGAAAGCACGAATTTGTAGTTTTAATAAAAGTCCAATTCCGGGTAGATTTGGATTGCTTATCTGAAATTTGGGATCACTAACAATCTTTTCGGCGGAAGAATTTACCCGATCAACGAAGGCTTCAATTTCATAGTCCTCCAATATTTTATCTGGTAAAACTGCCATCGATTAACGGGTTTTAGAAACATTGGATAAGTGTGTTGGATCTGAAGGAATTACAGGGGGAGAAGTTGGTCCTCCAAGGTTTCCTATGTGGGTATGTGAATTAAAATAAGTTTGGAATGTGTTTCCTTTAATTAAAGATTCGATTGCTGCTTCACCAAGTTCAATGTTGTTCGAATTTATAATAACTTTACTATTCTCCATTCTGATCTGGTCATCACCCATTTCTATGACGACTCTTAGTTGCCCTCCATCCTGTGTATCCAACTGAACTTTAGCATCACCCAAAATTAGATTGAGTCCTTTTTTCTGTGTGTAGAATATTTTAAGAGGTCCTGGAGTAGAATCGGAGTCATAGATCAAAGAATGAGCACCTTCATAAGAATCAGAAATTTCTTCTAATAAATCCGGATTGGTTTCCCACTCAGCATAATAATAAAATCTATAATAATTCTGTCCATCAAATTCAAGAGCAACAACGGTCCCTACCCTAGGAATAGAAATTGCTCCGTTTCCCTTTCCACTGAAAGAAACGTAACTGACCTGACTTGCCCATGGAATATCCTCATTCTCAATGCCATCAAAAAGTCCAAAAACACGAATTTTGGCCCTTCCTTCTTTTAAAGGGTCATTTATATCAATAATCTCACCAAGATAAAGTTTAGGAGGGCTGTAACTCATTATGAATCTAAATTATTGCTCGTCATAATCATCAGGATTATAATCTCCGAGGCTTACATTATACTTACCAGCCGGCTTTTCGTTCCCAAGATTTAATGGTTGATCTATAATAAAATCACCGGTTGTTATTGGATAGATTTTTCCGATTTCTCCAGTAGGAATGTTCTTGGCAACCGGGGAATAAACAGCCCCTGGTGGTTGATCGAAATTGTTTTCAGGAGATCTAAGTTCTCCCCTAGATGAGATTAATCCGGATTCCGTATAAACCTTATCCCTACCCAGTTCATTACTTTGAAGATTGTTTTGTGTATAAACATCATCATTTAAATTAGGTGTATAACTTCTTCCAGGAACACCCAAATCGGATCCGGGAACTCCTGAATAAACATCTTCATTTAGATTTGTATTATATGATCTATCAGGAACACCTAAATCCGTACCAGGAACGTTATCGTAAGCATCACCTCCCGGAGCAGAATATACCCTATCAGGGACACCGAGATCCAGTCCAGGAACATCCTGATAAGCATCACCCGAAGGATTTTGATAAATTCTATCAGGAACACCCAGGTCAGAACCGGGGACGTTTGGATATGCGTCTCCTGTGGGGTCCTGATAAATTCTATCAGGAACACCTAAGTCTGTTCCAGGAACGTTGGCGTAAGCGTCTCCGCCGGGTGCTGAATACACCCTATCAGGAACACCTAAATCTGTTCCAGGAACGTTGGCGTAAGCGTCAGTTGGAGGAACTGGTGGATAAATTCTCTGAGGCGGACCGCCTTCCCCAATAGTCTGAGGATTTGGAAGATTCCCCTTAAATATGTTATCAATTCCAGTTTCTGCTGCACCCCCTAAAAAGTTCTCTATATTATTGAACCCAAAATTACCGTTGCTGTTTGTTAATCTTAATAGTTGCGAAGGATTCAAGCTGTAGATGTTTCCAAGGAGAGATTGATCTATACCGTTTAACAAAGGATCGACGAATTGACTAATACCCTCGTTTACTAAGTCAGATACAGCATTGGAAACAATATTGGTTAAAATCTGTTGGCCGAGTCCCTGTATTCTTTCTAAAGAAAGAGCATCATCTCCCAACTCTTGTACACTCGATCTATTTTGATCCCAAGCGTCACCCAGGATCAACGGCTTACCGTCTCCTCTAATATTAGGATATTGGCTCTTCATCCTTACCTTTCCAACATGGATCTTAAAGGAATTTGCTTCCGGATCGGCAGTAGTAGATCCCATATCAATAGATGACTTCAAAGGTGTGCTCTCACTAAAATCAAATTCGCATTGGCTACATTCATAAACAATTACTGGCTTGATTCCACTTTGGTCCTGCTGGTTTCTAAAAGCCTGAACATCATTCTGTAAGCCAGATCCACTAAATACATTATTTACAAAAGATCCAAATGCTCCACCACCACCCCCACCGTTCGATTCAGACCCAAGATTAAATCCACCGACAGATTGTGCACCGCTATCAGAAGCTACTATGGAGGATCCGGGATTGTTGTTGGTACTCAGCAAAGAACTAAAATTATCCAGTGCTGTTAAAGCCGTGCTAGAAGCAGTTAATCTACTAGTTTTAAAGAAATTTCTAATCTCTGTTACAAAAATCCACATAGTGAATTTTCTTAGATTTCTAGGAACCAGCCATCTCATATTATCAGCATCAAAAGTAGCCTGGTTGTAAAGTTCAGCCAGTGCGCTAATTCTTAAATTGATAGATTCAAGACAGCTTATCTCTAGCGTTTTTCCATTGGTTCTTTGTGGATCGAAGCTATCAAATCCATCATCTATTTGAAATCCAGATCTAGATATCTGACTTAATTTATCTAGTCCATCAATAGATTGAAAAAACCATGGCGAATTTTGGTTTATTTCACCAAGCAGCTTTGCAAACTGTCTAATAGCATTAGCTCTCTTGATGTTATTGGGATTTGGAAAATTTGCTTCTCTTTCTAAAAGATATGAATATGCAGAATAGTAAGTGATCCCTGGTCCAGTTTTGGAAGAATATTGAGGTTGTCCAAAAGGGTTTTCTGTAAAATTACTGGCACCGTCGTCTTCGGTATAACTACGATTTCTCAAGAGCGGACTTGGTGCCCACCCATATTCAGAGTTTATCGGAAGTATTCCGGAATCAAATACAATTTTAAACCCAAGATATGTTGGGTCTTCGTTTCTTCCCGATTCGGAGAGTTTAAAACCCTTCAGGAAGAGATTCCTATCTTTATCTGTTGCTTTAATCCCCATTTGGGAAAAATTATTTTTCTATATTTATCTTGACAGTAAGTTAATCGGAAATGACTTAGGAAAGGTTCCAGCACTGTTAAGAGTCCATTCCCTTTTGTTAAGATAAAAAACTTGGTAAAGACCCCTAAGTTCCTCGTATTTAATCTCGATTCCAGAAACAACATAATTTCCGGAAAGGAATCTATCAAGAACTGGATTTACTTCACTCTCAGGTTTTTGATCATTAGATACACCAGTATTCTGTTTTCTTATCCCCTGGTCATTTACATAAATCAAAACGGGAACTGCTTGACCCCGATAAAAACCAGCGTAATATTGAGATATTTCTACTTTAAGCGTAAACTTTGTTAGATCTGCATTATTAAATTGATTCTGTACTAATGCCTGGATAAAATTTTCATGCACTCCACCATTTAATGAACCGTGCCAATGCTTTCTTACTTCAATCCTATACTCATCCTCTATTGCCCTACCCTTTTGAAAAATCTGATTAGTACCTAAGTTTTCAGACGTTCCTGATTCAACAGTATAATTTACATACTTTTCAACGGCGTTATCAGTTATGATATTTTCATCATAAAACTGAACCTCCTGGACATATCCAAATTCATTGGTTGAATTTCCAGATTGCGAGATAAGAGAGTAATTGATAATATAAAAAGGTAAATCACCAGATCCCTTTTGATTTGTTAGGGTTAAAGGCATCTCTTGCATTTCTAGATTAGTCCCAGGTAAGAATGTATCGTTGGCATTATCTGTTGAAACACCCCGAATCACTTTAACATTTTGAACATAGTCGTCAGCGGTAAGCTGATTATTGAGATTCACAAAAGTTAGATTGTAATAAGGATCTACCCAGCATTTATAAAAACTTTGGTCGTCCTTATAGGATCTTTCGGTGATTTCGTGGATAAAATTATAGTACGAGAAGTTAGGACAAATCCAGGTCATCTCATCGGTTAGACCCGAATCATTTGATGAAAATCCAAGATTAAGATCTTGCGAAACATCAAAGAGTGAATCATAAGAGGTTTTTAGACGAAAAGCTTTTGATACCTCCGAATAAAGTCCCGGGATTCGGGTTTCTCCCAATACATGGAATCTAATCGAATTACCTTCAGGATTTCTAGACTGCGAAGCAGAAACTTTAAGAATATTGAAGTCCATTCTTATCGGTTTATAAACTTCCTCCCGAGATCTCAGATAAATTGAAACTATATCTCCATCCTTTGGATAATTCACACTAATAAAAAGAGGATCGTCCATGGTGAAGGTAAATCTTACAACGGGCAAGAAATCATTTTGGGAAAGTTCGAAATATTCAAGATATTTGTCAGCATAGTATCCATTGATAAAAATAACAGGTCGATAAGCACCCCATGATTTTTCATCCGTGTCGCTAAATGCAGCAACACTCTGGTTAGCATCACCGGTACGGTTAGGCACAACAAGCTCGTCTAAACGTATGCTAGTTTTAGAAAAATTATTTATAATAATTTGTTCAGATGCCATCTACTTAAATATTAGCGTTTGGGTTGGGTGTGGCATTACTAACATCCGGACCCAATCCAATGACAGAGTTTGTTCTGATTGTTTGTCTTTCACCCTCTTGCATCATGTTAGGTGGTAGAATTTGAGGTGTTGGATTTTTCCCGTTTGCTCTTCTGTCTAAAAATGCTTGTCTAGAGTTACTAACTTTAAATTTCTTTTGTTCCTGTGCTTGCCTAAATTTGGTATTTGGATTGTTATTATTGCTTTCGGATAATTTTAGAGTACTCTCCTTAGTAGTAAAGGCTGATTCTATAGAATCTGTTGTAGGTGCAACTATAACATCACCTTCCTGCACAGCGAAAGGATTAGAAATTGCATTTATTTTCATCAAGGATCCGGTGTATGTTTGATCCCCATAAATTCTAAAAGCTATCATATCGGGTCTCATTTGCTGATCCTCCCTGACAACAGCATATTTTTTGAATTGCACGGGGGTGTTCTTATAAGAAATACTAGATCTGGCTAAATCCCAAATTCCAAAATTTCTATCCTGATCCTCTGGATTTGGATTGAAAATATCTTTGTTTCTTCCTAAAGTGTCAAGGTTCAGCATGGTCTTTTAATTATTGTTGTGTAGCTCCTGTCCTAGCAGCAATTTCAGCCGGATTTACAGATGCCGAATCTCGACCTGGCGTAGTGTCAAGAGTATTTCCATCAGAAGTTGCAATACTGTATATAGATTGGTTATTAGAGTATGTGGGGAAAGTACTTTGATATAATCTACCGTCACCACGATTGAACATAGATTCAATTTCTCCTCTTTCCCGATCTCTACCGTGCTGTAATGTAAAGGTGGCAATGACTTCCGTTGGGAAGTCGTCAGGACCTAAAACCTCCCCGAAATCTATCTGAACCCCTTGACAAATTAGGTTTCCAATCATTGCTATTGGATTCATAGGATTCCCAACAACCATATGCCATTCCCCCGTGGGAGCACCAGTTTGTATAGCAACAGGTAGTTGAATCTGTTCAATAAAATCGTCAGCCAATGCAAAGGCTAGTAGATTGCCCACAGCTGGATCGTCAATTACGCTTGCAATGGAGCCAATGTCTCCAGCATCTGCTAACTGTTTTATAGTAGATTGCAAAGCCGAAACCGACTGATCTATTCTATCGGCAGATTCTTTAAATTGTTGTGCTTGAGGATTGTTCATAGTAGACCCATCTGGATCTGCTAAATATTTAATTGCAGTTTTTGTCCAAGCAATGGGATCTGAATAAAAAGCAAGAAGACCCTCATTTCCACCAGGAAAGCCAATCGCAGGAAATCCGTTATCATATCTAATATCGGGTGTCAAAAATTGTCCATAGTTTGTACCCATGGCAAGTAAATTCCCGATCAGATCTACCATTGCTGCCTTTGTATTCACTTCACCAACTGACGTAAGCTCGTAATGGAATTTCAGATCTATTGTTTCCTTGTCAAAAGTTAGTCCTCTTCCTCTAACCCAAGTTTTATCAATCGTATCAACAGAAACGAAGATGAAGTCCGAAAGAGGCCCACCGGGTTGAGTCATTTTGTCCCTTAAAGCAAAATTAATTTTAGGTGTTGTCACCTCGTCTTTACCACCGGGGGTTGCAGCAACTGCTAAATTAGCTACATCACCCATCGTAGACAGGAGTTCCGCACCACCAGCTCCAGATGCTGCTCCTGCAAAAGCCCTTCCAAGCACACTCTTGAAAAATCCCTGATCCATACCCTTCTGGTACTTGACATCATCTTGTGTCTTCGAGTCCCATTCTAGCCCCGCTCCGAATCCAATTATATCATTCAGAGTATTGCCCGTATTTCCACCCCACCATGTTAATGCTTGAGCAACCGGTCTGCCAGCTCCTTGGTTCTTATAGATTTCACTTGAAAGTAACTGATCTGGTAAAGAAAGATTATCTCTCATCGGGGCAGGAAATCTCCTCAGAGTAACCATGTAGTTATTAGGAATAGTACCGTAATACTTGCAATATAGAAAGTCCTTCCAAAAGTAAGGTGCTGAAGCTCCACCTATAACAGTAGACCTATTTCCAGAATTGCCATTACCAGAAGCTAATGAATTTAGGGTATCTGCCGTTAATTTTACTAGCTGACCAGCAGATGGGTTCTTGCTAGCACCGGATCCGGTAACACGCTGAACAGAAGATATACTGGAATTAAATTCGCGATTTTCCGATCTATAATACTCATTTATAAATGTATTTTCGTTATTCCCAAAAGAATAGAATAAAAATTGGCCATATTTCGCATCCTCAGTGTTATAGAAGCCGCCATTATAAAAAAGAGTTCTGGCGGTCGGTCCTTTGTTTGGATTAACCGATCCCAGATTGGACATTCTGCTAGTCGTTTGAGCAGATGCTGAATCTAATTGAGCTTCAGCAGATGTGTAGACAGAGCCGTTTGTAGCATTAGAAGATGCAGCCCCGGTAAAGCTAAACCCGTTCTGTCTATTAGCAAAAGCCTCCGAAGCGGAGGTCTTCGTTCCAGAATTTCTATTGTTAAATGTTCCGGGCATTCATTATAGTATTATTTCTAATCTATCTCGATCGTGAAATCGAAAATTTCCTCAATTTCTTCGCTTAGAAAATATTCTAAATTGTCTGCGAATTTTTCAGAAATGTTCTTGTACACGACCAAGATGTCATTACATCTAGTACTATATATTCCGTGGGTAATTTTCTTTTGAACGGCGTAATTTATGACGAATTCGGACTCGGGGCTTAAAAGATTGATATCATATCCAAGTTCTCTAATTATCTTACCAATATCCACAACATAAAAAGATTTAGTATCACAATACTTCCTCTTTGCCTCCTTCAGAGACTTGGTGGTTAGAATGAACCTTACTGTCTGGGTTTCCTCAACCATTAACATCAGTTCCATTTTCATCCCCCGACGCCAGGGGCTTTTCTTTAGTTAAATTTTTTAAAAAATCAAAAGCAGCCGGTTCAAGGATTACGTTTTCGTTAGTTGATTCCCCACTAGAAGAAATTCCAGATGCTAATTCTTCCTCCCTTGTAACCTGTCTTTGTCTCCTTGATTCTATAACTTCATTCTGTATTCTTTCCAAATTTTGGATGTGTATTTGATTACCCATCTTTTGAGATCTTTGTATTCTCTCGCGCATGGCATCTAAAGTTTCATTTTTACCGAGATATCCAAAATACTTGGCCATCTCTCTTCTTTGTCTTCTTGCTAAACTCATTGCATAGTGAAATTAAATCCGGTAGAATCCTCCGGGTTGTTTGTAGATTGTATATCTATCCCGAGAACGTATTTAAACAATTTTAAGAAAAGCCCAGGAATAAAAATATCTTTAGCCTTAACAACGTCATTTGCAGGGATGAACTTAAAAACCATCTGTTTCTCATCCTCACTGCCATCTGTCTTTGCTTCCCCCTTTTCAAGTCCGGTTACATCAACAGCAAAGCATGGTTGCTCGTGATCTACAAATTTCGAAGAGGTAACAGATCCTAGATAATACCACCTTGAATTATCGTCAGCTTTAAATCCGCTTTCCTCTTCAAGTTCTCTCTTAGCTGTAGATAGCAAATCCGGATCGTCGTCCTCACTAGTTCCAGTAATTAAAGAAACCGAAAAACCACCTTCTCTAAAAGGATTTGGTTCTTTTAGAATTCCAATTGCTAGAGGTAATCCTTGTTCGTCAGAAACGAAAGGCATAACTACAACATTCATGAAGGTTGGAACAACCCCAATTCTTCCGTCTCTTTCAACCACGTTTAGATTTGGTGATTCAAATAAAATTTTGTTATTCTCCATCTTCTTGAATATTATTTTCTTTCTTTTCTGCTCTTTGGCTGGTCGATTTTTTTGCTTGCTCGTAATAAGATGAAATTGATTCACCCAAAGCTGCCCTAATATCTTCTATATCTATTCCCTCCGTTACATAATCAATTACCTCGTTTTCAGCACCATCAAAGGAAGAAATTAGAACATTATATAAACTTTTAGAAGGTAAATTGAGTTTTAGTGTAATGTTTACATTTACCCAATTTTCCTTCTGTTTTTTTAACAGTGTATATATCGGTGATTCTTCTAGCTCAATTGAGGAAACCTGATGCTGGATCTTTTGAACTTTAGCTTGTGTTGTTTGAGTTATAGGAGGAATCTCAGAATGCGTAATTGCAGTATGCATGCCAGAAAAGTCAACCTTTGAAGCGGGGAACATGTCCATATACTCGTTTAAAAGTTCAAGATTTATTCTTCCACCACTTACAAATTCAAGAAAGCTCATTCCGGTAGTTTCATCAGAGATTACATCTCTAAATCCTTCAATGTTTCCCATCTTTTCACCTTTGATCCATTGGAAATCTTTTTGAGAGAGCTCTTCTTTAAGCTCGGGTAGAGTTTTGTCGGTTAAATCCATCTTTTTTTTCTTTGAGAATATTCTTTTAAGCCATTCCATATGTCCACATTTAAATAATTCAGAGATTAAAATAATATCTATAGCAATGTAAACATTTCACCGAATAGCAAGATTCAATTTGAAGTTTATACGGAAAAATGGGAGAAGTGTTCCAGAAATTAATTACTTCTTTGAAATGAACTTAGATCTGGCGTCTGTGTACATTTCTTCAATATGTTTCTCTGGGATGGAGTTTTTGAGAATTTCCATGACCCTTTTTATCTCTTTAGATTCTTGGATGTATTTTTCAACAACTTCCGGGGATCCGTTCTGAGGTTTCTCCCAAGAGTGATATTTGAATAGTTTGAAAAGGTGATTTACTAATTCTTTTTGGTCCACTTCACCATCCTTACCACAACAAACAGAAACTAGGTACTTATCTATAGGACTCTTCAAGATGGATGTTAAGTTGTCGTGTTCACTTTCAAATTTTCCCTGTGGTGTTCTATATCTGCAAGAAAATTTCGAACCTTTTCTTCTTACATCTATTGATGGATGTATTTCGTCCGAATTTTGATAGAGTAGTATTTTCTTCAGTGGATCGTCCTGCGTAGATTTATAGAATTCAAATTCCATTCCATTGGATAAACTACCTTGTATCTCAGTATTACTTTCAGAATCATAGTCGACAACATCATCTAGAATTCCAAGTTCTTCAGTTATTAAATTTACATCATCAACTAAAGTATGGTTTTTCTTTTCATTTTGGCAAGAAATATACTTTTCAACAAGATCGTAGAAATTATCGAAATTATCACTATTTCTGAACCAATTCATATTGGTTCTTACCTCTACTAACCCATTATCGATTCTGCAAGAATTACTTGGTAACTCAACGCTCTGGTCTTTAACCTTTAGAATTATGGAGTTATTTTCACTGTTTTCAGATACTTTGAAGATATCATTCATTCTCATCTTAAATTCTCCCCCAGGCAACGGCCCGATAACTCCAAAGTCTTTTTTCGAATAAAGCTTGGATTCATTTAGAGAAAAAAATTCAAAAGAAGATAGTACTCTTTTATTCATTCTTGCCAAATAAAATCTCAATTCTGAAATCCATGACATTCATCGACTTCATCATATTTACTCTTGCGAAAGTTGGGTGTGAAGGAATCAGTTTTTCACCTTTTCTTATAATTAAATTCTGAACAGGAAAATTTTCACCCGGGGTAATATCAAATTCAAACTCTTTTTGATCGTTAGGATAATCATCGACCTTGATTTCAAGTTCAATATTCTCTATCCTAAAAATCATATCCTGTATTCCTTCCTTAGATCTTTCGATGGAAACCTGATACTCAATCTCGCATTCCAACGAATCAACGTCAGTAATTTCGGGGGGTTTATTAACAACCTCAACCTCTAAATAATCAAGCTCACAAGTAAAACTTAGTTCATGACTAGTTCTTTTATTTTTACTTGAGTTAAATGATACGTAATCTGAAATCCTTGACATCTTGGGGATACACTTTTTTTATGTATTATATATCACAACAAATAACTAGTTCTTTTAAAGTAAAGAACCTAGATAGAGATTCAATATATAGATTATATATTTCAACATAAGAAGTCCCGCCATGAAAAACATAAAATCAACATGGTTCATAGAGCATCCTATTGATCAGGAACATAAGCAATATCTTTTACTTGATTTTCTTTCTAGTGTAAATAAGGATTTAGAGAAAGAAGACATATATTATCCGATTAAAAAGATCTTTTCGATGATCAAAGAATTGAATTTTGCAAAGTACTGGTTACTAGATCAATTAAAGAGAGAAGAGGAGATTTCGGATAACATAAAAAAGATAATTTCTTACCTTGACAATTTAAATCCTTGCGAAAAGGAAAAGGAGGAGCTGTTAAAACTTACCGAAACTTCCCTAACTATACTTTACAAGTATGCAGATCTTGGGATGGACCTTTGGAAGAACATCGAGAGCAGGATCAGAACTTTCAATCTTCAACCCGCAAATACAACTGAGAAAAATCTAGGTCTTCTGATTTGTAGAAATATGTCATCAGACCATATTACAGTTTATTGGTGGAAAACCGGAGAGACCTCCAAGGGATCCAGAGGGGCAATTATGAAAAAGGTCAATCCAAGAAATCCATACTTTTCACTTTCTTACGAATTCATTGCTCACGAGGTACTAGACTCGATGGGTCTTCCCCTCGGGATTGATCCGCAAGTAACTGTAATGGAGATATTCGAAGATTTCGACCAGGAATCAGTAACACTCAAGATTGCAAAAGAGCTTTTCTTTCGAGAGATATCCTCTGCTACAGAAAGCAATAAATAGCAATCTATTGGGATTCTTTCCAAACATTGTCAATTAAGGACACTCCCTCGTATTGCCGGGCGAGCCTTTCTTTGATAATTCCAAACCTAGATAAACCAGATCTCCAGAAAGATTCATTGAACCAAAGGTCAGGACTATCCCAGTTGTAGGTTTCAAGATTTTCAAGTACAATTTCTCGGGAAGACCTGGGTAAAACTACACAGTGGGCAAGAATTATTTTATTAGTGATATAAAAATCAGGGAATTCTGGATCAGTACCAGTCTCGGGGGACTGTAAAAATCCGTTTACGAATCTAGACCCAAAGGAAAGATAACAGATTTGATTCTGATTAGCAAACTGTATGCCCCTCTGCAAGCTTTCATAAAATTCTTCGGGTTTAGATGTTAACACACAATCACACTCGCAAAGAACCAATGCATCTATTTCAGGAGAGAAATTTTCCTCTATCGCTTTCTTGAATGATTGGAAGGCTCCATAATGGCCAGGCCCGTGCTTCGTATTTTCATTTTGGGAAATAGCAGGAACTTCCTTCCAAGCATCACCAACATATCTTTGGTTAATTTGCTGTATGTAATCTATTCCAGTCTGACCCAACGGAGACAAAGAATTTATTGACTCAACCTCCCTTTTAATATTAGGTTCGGTCAGAATATGGACTAACTTAATTTTCATAGGTAACTTTCAATTTTATAGACAATAAAAAAAGGCAAGTTTCGAAAAACTTGCCTAATCACATTCAGATACTTACTAAATTTTAGAAATCCTTAAGCCTAGTAATCATAGATTCATTTACAATAGATTCAGAAGTATCCATGGTAGCTCTCATGCCTGGATTATAGATGTCAGCTGCACCAACACCATTGATATAATCCCTATCACCTTTAGCGTTATATCCCGGAACTTCAATACCAGCTTTTTCAGGAGAAAAGACAGCATCTGCATAGCCAACAAAATCATAGGCCGGTTCTCGTTTTATTTTATGCAGTCCTGTCCTTCCTGGTTCACTGTCCTGGTTTTCAGCAGAAAATGGTTTGAAATTGTTATCATGAACCTTATTTCTAAACTGTTCAAAATCTAGGATTTCTCTTTTTGCAACGTCGTTGATATTCATTTCGATTTTTTTAAATTTTTTACATTAAGGTTTGACCAGTACTAAGTCCCATAGAATTTACTGATTGTCCCCCGCCCATCAAGGAGGAAAGGAAATTATCAATCATATTCGGTTTTTCTTTATCAGTTACATCTATCTCCTTACCGGATTTCTTAGCCATACCTTCGATACCATCCGAAAACTTAGATTTCTCTGAAGGCGTAAGAGACTTAGTGAATTCTTCAGTTCCAATTGGTTCAAACCCATTAAATGCGCTAAGGTAAAAGTTCTCGAGCATTTGTCTAAAATCTTTCCTTCTAACTTCATTACTAAGCATCTCAGAGACAGTTCTGTAGATCCATCCATCAACCTCAATTTTAAGATCTTTGGCTATTCCATCCAGTCCTTTCTCGGTTAGAAATTCAATGGTTGCATCAGCTGCTTTAGGAGCAAGGTACGCAGAATTTGTTTTACCTTGGAAAAGAATTGAGAATAAATCCATCACAGGAATTTGTTCTACAAAGTTTTGTACAAGCTTACTTAGTATTGATTGCTCACCAATACCGAAGAAATTCATTAAATAAGCTACCGCTTTACCCTTAATTACATCAGATATGCCGCTTCCTGCAGATGAAATCAAATTTCCTACATAATCGAAGATACCCTCATTTACGCTTGGATTATTTTCCAACTTAAATTCATGAAAGGTCTTTATACTATTTCCCATTAAAAGAAATTTTTCTTTATATATCCAGAACCTTTTCTTTTTCTTATCTATCAGCTCATGAACAATTCTACGGCTTTGTATCGATAAGCAATCTTATCCTCCTTTATTTGAGGATTTTTAAGAGGAGCTTTTTTTCTATTGATAATATCTTCAGGCACCAGAGGTGCAAAAGTATCTTTAAGTATTTGCTTATCTTTTCTCCATTCTAAAGGAAGGTGTAAAGCAAATCTTACAATCTCTAGATTTAAGAAAGGACTTCTTAGTTCTAAAGTATGAGCCATTGACATCTTATCGAGTCTTGGTAGATGATAGAAAGATAACTCGTCGAAAACATCTGACTTTTGTGAATCAAACTCGTGTATACGTTTATATCCGCCAAATAGTTCATCTGCTCCATCACCAGAAAGAACTATTCTATATCCTCCAAATTTCTTAACAGCTTCGAAGAGATGAAACTGTGGAATTACAGATCCAAGATCAATTGGTCCCTCGTTCCAAAACTGGTAAATTTCTTTAATTTTGCTATCGTCCATACTATAATCTAGAAAGGATATCTGTTTACCAAGACTATCTGCCAGTATTTGGACGTAGTCATTCTCCCCATTTTCTATGCTAAACCATCTAACGTCAGCACCAATTTCATTTAGGATAGCAGCTATTATAGAAGAATCCAATCCTCCGGAGACCAAAAGAGAGATTGGATAATCCTTAGAGACAAGTCTATTTTTCACGGATTCAAACATCTTATTCCACAACCACTCCATGTGTTCCTCGTAATTCTTACCTTCTAGCTCAGCAATCGGATATTCAAATCCTTTATAATATGATGAGTAGATGTTGGTAAATTCCGGTGCTTCTATATTAAAAGAATAGATGTTATTCGGAAGTATTCTTTTAATATTGATGTAAGGTGTTCTTGAGTCTGTATTATACCCCCACTTTTTGACTGTACTTAAGTAAGATTCATCAACAAAAGAACTCTCATTTACCAATCCTTTTATCTCAGAGCATATTTCCCCGCTGGTGTTATAATAAAGACATTTTTTTCCAAGAGGATCAGTAAACGATAAAACCTCCCCGGTGTTGGTGTCATAAATTACAATTGCCCAAAATCCATCCCAGGTTTGAATGGTTGGCACAAACATAACACAAAACATTTGGAGGTTATCACCCTTGTACCGGGAAAACAAGGAAGTTAGATACTCTATATCAGAACTAAATTTTTCATTATCGTAGTTAAATATCTCTCCATTAAATAGTAGGAATACACCACCGGATATTTCTATTGGTTGGTTCCAGTTATCTCCATCAACAGTCTGGATTGGCAATCTATGGTGGCACATAATTACACCATCCTTACCTAAAACTGTTTTTTCTATCCCTCGGTGCTCGATCGAGTCAATGACCTTCGAATCGTTGCTTTTAGTAATTAGTATACCACACATATTATTTCAAATCTTTAATTTTTTCAACAGCCAAGGAATCGAACGTATTATGAACCAATTTGACTTTAACATTATAAGGGTGCACAGTGATAATATCCCTAATATTTTTCATTATGTTAGCTTCATCGATTTCACCATCTCTAAAATCCCAATTATCTTTATTACGATCACCTTTATTAGGATTTTCTCCATACACGTACACAATCTCACAATTATCAAACAACCCCTCTTCAGCAATCATTTTGATTTGGTTTATAGCTTCATTCTCTGTTATCCTGCCAGATAATATACCCCAGGTTAAAACTGTCAATATACCCCGATCAAGCACAAAATCGGGTAGTAGACCATCCCTATTTAGTTGGAGAAGCATTAATTCTTTACCTAGTGCAAAATTGTGGGTAGTGGTGTCACTATCAGGTAATTCAAGTCTATTAAACCACCCAACAAAATCAAACTTAAAAATCCGTAGATTTTTAAGAGAAGAGTACTCACGTGATAAAAAGGTCTTCCCCGAATTCCTCTGTCCCTCGAATATGGTTATCATTAGATTTTATTATTTCTATCATTGATTTTATTCTCTCAGATGACATATATTTCGTCAAAAGGTGATTTTCATAAAGCATAAGGTTATTATCTATTCGCAATTTACGATTATAAAACATATACTTTGGAAATTCAGGATCTAATTTTCCTTCAAGAATATTCTTATAGACCAGAAGATTTAAAATGTGTTGCTCAGGGCAGCTGTGTGTAAATTCAGGATATGGGTTTGGGTTTGGTTCTTTAGTTAGAAGGTCTTTTTCAGAACAAAGATCCTTATATTCTTTGAAAAATTCCCGGGATCTTTGAGTATTTTTTATTAAAATCCTACTTGATGCTATTTCATAGCACCAGGAAATGATTTCACCCTCAGCAGGGTCGTCTATAATTTTCTCAGTCGTGTATCTTTTTCCATGGAATCTTACTAAACTTGGGACCCCATTCAGTAGGGATTCAAAGGGTATGAAAAAATCCGAACGGTTTGCCTCCAGTAATAAATCAAATATCTTTTCAATGTTCTTCCAATCTGTTTGCCAGTATTGTGGATATTTTGAAAAGTTACAATCATGATAAAGAACATAAGAGCCCTCCTCAATTTCATTTAGAGTTTTGTCTATTATAAATGATTTGAAGTCACCACAGCCCAAAGAGTTTAGACCTGGATTAAGCGGAAATTCACCGTCATGAAAATTGCAGAAATTTTCAGATCCGTTTAAAGATTTTAAAATCCTTGGGGTGTAGACAAGTATTTCATCGAAATAGCAAGAGAGGAAAGTCTTTATATAAAAAACGTTGTGCAACAAATTTTTACCCGAATCATACGGGTCACCTTCACTACAAAAAGTTAAAAAGTAAATTTTTCTTTTAATACCTTCCACTATAAAAAAGATCTTTGGGATTTATATCCCTCTAAATCTTTTAAGTTTCTGTAATTTAATCTTTCTTTTGGAAAGAAACTATGACGATCGAATCAGAAATATCAGGTGTAAGATCCTTAGAATTCTTTATATTCATTCTTTTAGAATGCTTATTAAGACTCTTTATAATCGGACCTATTTTATCCAGGGTAGATTTCATCAAGCCAATCTTATTACTATCTTCGGAGGATCCAAGAACCATAGATTTCATAATTTCATTTTCCTTCGAACCATCTCGAGAATCTATAAGAACTATTTTTTCTGAATTCATCTTACCCGGTTTACCCAGAGAAGAATTTTTCTTAATCTCAGAAATTAGCGATTCTGAATCTTTTCCGATTGCTTTAGATAATGCATACAAAGCTGGCGTCCATTCTTCAGAAGAAGTATCAAAGGTAACAAGAGGACAAATTAAAACCAGGGTATTATAAAGTGACCTCAGCTCATCCGGATTCAGTGAATTAAGATCGTCAGAACCGATTCCTTTAATAGTTTGTGAAATTCTTTTCAGCGAAGAAGGTCTTAAATAACCAGCAGAGATCTCGTCTTTATTTGGAATTAAAACGTCCTTTATTTCTTCGTAGACGGAGCAAATATCGTCTAGCTTGTCATTCCTTGCCATATCACAATTAGTTGCTATAACGTCCTTTAAAACACCGTCTTTAATGTCTGCATCAACACCTCCAAAGTTTTTCCAATACGTAGTATACCATTTGCCAAAGTTATTCACGTCTTCCTCATCATGTCCGGAAATTTCCGAATATTTATGCCAGTTGCAAGGCTTATTCACATTTGTAGAAAGTCTTTTGGTTGGGTATAAACCTCCCATTCCATTCTCATCTTCAATGAAGAAGTAAGCAACTTGCTTATCTCCGGAAATTGATTTTTGCCAAGCATCCAAAAACTCCACGGGATAAGTTCCTTTTAAAGTTCCATCCTCTCTCAAAAAATCCTCAGCTTCAGCATTTTTGTTGTAGTTTTTAGTTCTCAACATTTTAGCTAAAGCTTCAGCTACAGCAGCTTCAGAAGTTTTTGGATCCGCTATTGAAGCATCGTCCTCTTGAATTTCCTCGGAATAGACTTTAATTTTTGCCTCAATGTCATCCGGATCAATATAAGTCATGGATTCAAACATTCTTAAAAATTCAGATGCACTTATGGCATTAGATCCCTCGCTTACCGTATAATAACTTTCTCTAAGTTTTGCGAGTGCTTCCTTAATTTTTTCTTTGTTTTCAGAGGAAACCTGATCGAGTTTAAGTATCACTTCTAAAAGGGGTTTATCTAATTTACCATTAACATCTTTATTACCGAGGGAAGACTGTATTGACTTGATTGCAACAACAGTGGGACTTTCAAATTTCCCGTTTGATCCACCCCTTGGATCCATTAGATTTTTAATGGGAGCGAATGCATCAATTAGAGCTTTCTGGACAGAAGCTATGATTCCAGAGCCTTTTAGTTTGGCATCGGAATCTTTATCCCCCTGCTTCAAAGGAAAGACCTTATCATGCATTTTAGTTTCTCTGTCTTCCAAATCTTCTCTTATTTTAACCTCTATAATCCCTTCCTCGGTGTTTGCTTTTGTAACCTGATCTAAGGCTGATGTCATAAGTTCGCTGAAGTCACCAAACTTAGAAGCAAGATCATCGTCTTTCATTATTTTAGACATTACTAATTCCAAAGCTTTCACTTTATATTGAGCATATTCTTGAGAAAGTGTATCCGCTTTCTTTTCTAACTCAGCAAGATTTTTTCTATCGTTATCTGTAAAAGAAGCTTTATTACCATCTATAGCAGAAAGCTTTTGTAGCATAGATTGAAATAATCTATACCAGTCTCTACCATATCCACTTTTAGCATCTTTATTCTTTGAATCTAGTACAAGGTTAGTTAGAGTTCTTTTTAAGCGATCTGATCTACCAGGGAATCCAATTGCCATAGATTCGTTAACTTTTTCTTGCTCCTGCGTGGTAAATGATTGAACTTCACTTAAAAGCTTCTTTCCAGCAGATTTAAAGTATTCAATAGACTTACCCTCTAGAGAAGGGTCAAGCTCTATTAATCTCTTAATTGAATCTCCAACCTTAGAAATTGAATCCAGATACATCTTTTTCAAAGATGCGAACATGGGATCCTGAATTTCTACATCCTCACAAATCTCTTTTATTTTTGCAAGCAGGTTCTTGAAAGATGATGAATCTGACAAAGAATTAATTTTTTTAGACAAAGAATCCAAGATTCTGTTTCTGTCAGATGCAAGATCGAAAGCAATCTTTTTAAAAAGCTCCAAGAGAGTATTCACTGAAAGCTTCAGTGCAGCATCTACGTCTTGATTCTCATTAAGCCTATATGTCTCAATCGAAAATTGTCTTGCGATTGGATTGTTATTTAAATAATTATTGCTCATTTTAATAGATGTTTGTTGTGTCTCCAGATTCTGCTTTTGCATCCATTGCATTAGCTAGTGCATTCAAAAGCCCAGGCATTTGGGCAGCTAATCTAGATTGATTTCTGATACTAGCAGCTTTATCTTTCAATTCGGTTGATTCTTTTTGTTTAGCTACTTCTTCAGCAATTTCGGCTTGTTTTGCATTGACATCAGCCTTAGCTTTTACTAAATCAGCATTTACATCCTCGTTAAGTCTAAACTCGTTGAGCCTTTTCAAGTGATTAGTCATATCTTCTTGCAATGGTTATTTTGGTTCTTAAATCTCTAATCTGTTCCATGAGAGTATCCCTTAAATCTTTGAGATCGCTAGAAACGGAATCTTTAGAAAGACCTTTTTTCTTTGCCTGGTCTTCTAATCTATCTCTCTCGGTATCTAAAGTTGCATACCTTTCATTTCTTTCTTTTTGAAGGGATTTTATCAAGGAAGAAACCTGATTTTTATCTAGATCCTGAACAAATTTAGTAAATTGGGGAGCATTCATCGCAAAGATAGGATCCATAGAAAAATTAGAACCTGTGATAATCTTTTCATCAGACATTTTATCGATGGTTGATGATTTTGCCAATTCTAGTTTTCCAAATTTTTCTCTGAATTTATCATCTTTTTTCTTAGCATCTAAAGCAGCCTTCCTGTACTTATCATAAAGTTCATCAGCTACAGATTCATCAGTAAGCTGTTTTGCCATTTTATAAAGATTCTCTGTAATATCTGCCTCAAGCTCAGCTTTTTTAAGGTTCCAATAAGAAATTAACCTTGCTTTTCCTTCGGTAACTTTTTCTACCTTAGCATCAATTTTTTCTATGTCTGCCCTTCTCTTCTTAGATAAAGCAGAAAGAAGCTTTTGATTCCTATCAATCATCCTTTCAAGCTTTTTACTTTCGGCAGGATCACTTTTAGTTTGAGCTTTTTGTATTTCTAAAGCATCTATATCAGTTTGAATATCATTCCAGTCTTTTGAATACTGGGTTTCTATTGAGTTAATTTGTCCCAATAGACTATCAATCTTGGAAATAGATCCACCAAAATTTGAACTAAGCCAGTTCATTATTTTATCTAGGCTAGAATCTTTCTCGTTTAGATTCTGTGATTCCCATTCTTTATAATTTAAAAGCATTTTAAGAAAGTTTTTTTATTAAATTTCTAAGTTTAGTTGTATCTATATCTGAGGAAAGCCCAACAATCTCTTGGGTAATTCCAGACTTAGCATCATTACCGTCGATAATTGCAGAGCTAATTTTACTCATTAGATCAGTTAAAGATGATTCTTTAGTTAAAGTCTTTTTGGCCAGCTCCTTATCGGATAAGAGATCCTTATAGATTTTTTCCAAGTTTTCTAAGGAGTCCAGCTCATTAGCTTTTTTAGTTAGATCTGTTAAACCAAGACCAATTGTTCCTGATTTTTTAATTTGCTCGTAAGTTGGGGACTTCATCAAGAATTCTTTCATTTTTTCAAGAATATCTATCATCTCCTCTTTTACTTCATCTATCCTTTTCTTTGTCTTAGATCCCAGTAATTTGACAGTTTCAATATCTTTATCAGCTATTCTTTTCTTCAAAGAAGCAATATCACCAAGTTCTTTAACTTTGATCTCCTTTATTTCTTTCGGAGTGGTAGGGGTAAACCCTTGAACTTCCTTAGCAGCCTTTTCTAAATCTTTAGAAAGCTTATCTAACTTATCAGTTTTCTTAGACCTCTTTTTTGCTAAATCATATTCAAATTTTGCAAGTTCGTATTTATCGTCTAAAAATCCAGCTTCGTAATATTCCTTTCTCCTTTCCTTCTTGCCGATGGTTTTTTCAAGAAGTCTCATACCTTTTTCCATCTGTTCCTTCTTCATTTTAACAAAAGATGAATACTCCTTCCTTTTTCTTTCAGCCTGACTTTGCAGCATGGAAATTTGAGAACCTGAATCTCCACTTGATTTTGCAGATTCTATTTTTACTTTAATTTTCAATAACTCGTCTTCAAGGTCATATTCTTTTTTGACAATTTCCTTTTGAGCATCCAGATTTCCCTTTCTGATAGTATCAATTACGGTTATTCTGGAAAATGGTCCAAGTAACCCCTTTGAAAGAACGTTCTTTAATGAATCTAATGCTTTCCCCTCGTTTACGGAATAATACTCAGAAAGAAGATCAATTATAATAAACTCATCAGCTCTTTCCGAAAGGTCCCTTTCGAATAGAAAGCCATCTTGATTTAAAACTTTTCTCATTATACAGATCTTGGATTTATTCTATATATCCCCATACAAAAAGAAAACCCCAGGCTTTCGCCTGGGGTTTGTTTTAGAGTGTTAAACTACTGATTAAGATAAACCTCCAGCAGGTACATTCACATTGAAGCAGAAGTACATGGTTTCTGGGTGGAAACCAGCTTCTACTAAAGCGTAACGAGATTTAACCGCAATCTTAGGAGACATAGTACCTTCTGAGATTGTTTGGATAGACTCAGCCATCATGTAAGGCATGAACTTAAGTCCTGGTTCGTCGTCGCCACCTTTTCTTCCGATAAGGACTCTGTTATCACTGAACGTCATGTTCTGATCAACATATACGGTCATACCAGCAAGCGAACCTACAGGGTAAAGTGTACCGTTATTCTGAGTCAACGTGTTAGAGAAAGGTGCAAAAGTGAACTGAGAGATATCCTGAAGCGCACTTGCAACGTTAGCATTCGTAACGATGAAGTTAGCAGGACCTCTTCTTCCTCTGTTAGCTACTACATTAGCACCTGCAAGAATTCTAGAGAATAGTCTTCTCTGAAGAGTTGACAAGTTCTCGTAAGTTCCTGAAGCAGGACCAGCAGTACCAGCAAGTGTAAGAGCAGTATCTTCTTTACCTACGTAAGAAGGGATAGTATATGAACCTGCAGTACCACCGATAACGAGGTTTAGGTTCAAGTTCTGTGCTTCCGTAGTAAAGAATTCAAAGTGGTTAGACCATCCAAGAGCAAATGCTCTAGAAAGGATGTGCTTGTTGATAGACTGTGAAACCTCATTTACAAGAGCGTTCTCGATCATAGAGATTACGTCGATACCGAACTGCTTGTTAAGGTCTTGGATTTGCTCCGTAGTCACAGAAGCAGCTACTTGGAAAGTGTCAGCTTCTACGAACTTAGTGAAGGTCGAAAGACCCATTGAGTTATAGTAGTTACTTTCACCTACACCTCTAAGCATTGGGTTGTAAGTCTTAGTACCATCTACGAAAGGTCCTTGGAAGTTTTGGTCGTTGTTGAAACCAGCACCAGAGAATCCTTGGATGTGATCCTCAAGAGCTTTTACTAATTCCGCTCTAGCAGTAGTAGTACCAGCTTGAGTACCGTCAATTGCAGTACCTATTTTTGTAGCACCGCCATCAAGTACTGCAGCTACAGTTTCACCAGCAGTTAATCCTTCAATTCTGAAGATTGGAAAACCATCTATTCTCGATAGACCAACAAACTTGGTGGTAATGTAAGCACTTGCTGAAGAAGCATTTGTAATATAGTACGTGGTACCAACTACGAAAGCACCAGGGTAGGTAGCTGCTGGAGATAACAAAGCAACTTTGATCATAGTAGGAGCAGTAGCAAGAGCATCTGCAGCTGTAGTTCCAGCAGAAGCTGGGCTAATTTTACCGCCAGCGTAAACGTAATCTAAGTAAGAAAGTACGCCGGTAGGACCTGACATTGGGATAACTGGAACGATGTCAAAACCAACAGTCTTCGCAGCAACTTGAATTGCAAGTGGAAGAAGTGATGGGAATTTGTCGCCAGATCCTTGGTTAGCAGAGTTGTAGAAAGCTGTGTTAGCTTGTGTACCTACTGCTGCGCCAAGGGAGTTGTATCCGCCAGGATATGCTGGTGGAGCTACGGCACCCATGCCGTTTACAACTGCTAATGATTGGTATGCACCAGCAGATTCATTTAAGGAGTGATAATGGCAATATTTGCTTAACCACTGTTTTTTTTCGGTATCTACGATTCCTGCCTTCTGCTCTACGATCGGGCCCCAGGTATCGAAGATTTCCGCTTCGTTGATTAGTTTCATAATTTTACTAATTTTTTTTGGGTTTTGTTTTTAGAATTTTCCTTCAAGTGACTTAGCTACCCAATTGAGGTAATCCGAGGAATACGCCTGAGGAGCTTTGTTTGTTGAAGATTCTGTTGTTTCTTGGCTTTCTTGAAGTTTTTGTAGTCCAACTGGCTTAGCACCAAGTTGACGAGTTGTCCAGAAGTTTTTAATCTGATAAGGGGTTTCTAAGTTGTAGAAGTGAGACTGAGCAATAACTGATTGCTTTTGTCCTTCATTTAGAGATTCCCAAATCTGAGTGTAATCTTCTGGCATTTCATCGATAAACTTGTGACCTGATGATTCTGCCTTTGTTACTTCTTCGGCTTCATTAATTGCCTGATCTGCTTTTTGAGTTTGAGCAGTCGGCTGAACTTTCGTTCTAGCCTCATTTATGTTTTGTTCAGTCTTTTGGGTTTTGACTGATTCGATTAGAGAATCGATTTTGCTAGTTAGATTAGTATAATCTCCAGCAAAACCAGATTCAACCAATTCGGTTTTAGCGATCAATTCTGCATTTTCTCTCGCACTTTCGTTTAGAGATGGTAATGTAGTTCCTTTGATGCTTTCAGAAATAGACTCTGTCTGAGAAATATTTCCGTTTAATTTTTCTGCAAGATAATCGGAATAAGAAATTCCCTTATTTAGATTCTCTGCAATATATTCAGAGTAGTTAAGTCCTTGCTCAAGTTTTTCTGCAATGTACTCTGAGTAATGAATACCTTTGTCGACATTCTCTGCCAGGTATTCTGTGTAAGCAATACCTTTGTCAAGATTTTCAGCAAGATATTCGGAATAAGCAATTCCTTTATCAACATTTTCTGCTAAATACTCGGAGTAAGCAATGTTCTTATCAAGATTCTCTGCAACGTATTCTGTGTATTGAATTCCATCATCAAGTTTCTCTGCAAGATATTTAGAGTAATCAATAGCTTTATCAACATTCTCAGCTACATATTCAGAATAAGAGATTCCCTTATCAACATTTTCGGCCAAATATTTTGAATAAGAAATCGTCTTATCTAGGTTTTCTGCTAAATACTTAGAGTAGGTAATACTAGAATCTAAATTTTCAGCAAGATACTCTCCATACTTAATTGCGCTCTCTAGATTTTCAGCAAGATACTCTGAATATTTTTCAAGCTTAGCTACTCTTTCTTCAAGAGCTGCTGTTGATTCATTGTTGTTTGATTCAGCTACAGGCTGGGTGTTTTTCATTTCAGAAATCTGCGTTTCTAGCTCATCCATCTTTTTCTTTAAAAAGATTGAATAATTATTAAGCTCGTCAGCAGTTACATATTCTTTTTTGGCCTCCATAACGTTGGATTTATTTTTTTCTTGATTGAATATTTTTTCGAACTCTTCGTTATTTTCAACTTTATATATCTTCACTCCAGATTCATTTTCTATACCTAGAGATTCATTTAAACATTCAAGGGAATTTAAAATTGATTTTTTTGATCTTTCTTCAATTTCAAAAGAGTTAAAACCAGCGCTTTCGTAAACTCGTTCAAGCTGAGCATCCTGAAAACCGGGATCTGCTACTAGATCATAGGTAAAGATTTTCTTGATCTGAACTTTCTTATCCGGACCAACATTACCAGCTGCCCTTGAAGAAATCGATAGAGGAATACCTGCATCAACCAGTTTTTTAGCAATTTGTCCGGCAGGTGTGTCAAGCAAACGAACTTTAATATTCAGATTCCTTCCGTCTTTATCGTAAACAAGATCTTCAATCACGTGAGAGATATTCTTAAGAGAAACATCAAATTTTTCAGGGTGGTCTAACTCACCAACCAGTCTTTTTTGGTTAATTTTGTCTTTTAGGTAATCCAGGTGGGGAAGAAATTCACCTTCCTCGTAGATTCTGTTGTTGCTGTTTTCTTCCCCAAATTGAGCTGCAATACCTTTTAGAATGTAATCATCACCGGATTCTGATGCCGATTTAGATACTTCCAAATTAGTGCTTTGCTTCTCTAGTATGAAAAGAAGGTCTTCATTTAACAAAGAAAGATCGTTCATTTTTTGACTTTACCATTATTTAACTTTATATATCCTTTCGGTTTTCCGAAAATTACCGTTTTTTTAGTTCTTGTAGGATATACCATCTTCAACGGATTTAGCGAAGTCTAAAGCGGATTGGAATCCTTCCTCTCCCCTTCTAACTACTCTTCTTCTTTTTCCCGTTGGTGCAAATCGATTACCAAGGACAACATTTACTGGTTCTTCCTTTTTATCGTATCTAACTTTAACACTGGTGATTGAATCCCAATCATCTATGTTTAATTCTCTTTTTAGTTTTTCAGTAGAAAATTCATCAAAGATGTTTATTCCGCCATCAACATCTCTATCCTTAATTGTAAGGGATCCTGATTTACTTTTGATCTGAACATCACCCCTAGTTGTTTCTACCTTTTTTCCAGTTGTATCCACGTCTTCGATGTTAATTGTTTCATCTTCGCCGTTTTCTTGTTCAGGTTCTTCTTCCACTGCAGGTGGTGTATATGTCATCAATCCATATCTTGGGTCCTCTAAAGAATTGTCTGATGCAGTTTCGACCAAAACTGGCTGATCGTTCTTTGGATCAATGCTCTGCTCTCCAACCAGGAAATATTTAAATTCATCAGGGGTTCCAATCTCATCTGGATTAACATATGAGATTATATTAACACGATAAGCAATAATCGGAATTTGATTATATCCAGTTCCACTGAGTTCGCTTGCAGAAATTATAGAATTCTCTAATTCTTCCTCATAGTTTGAACCAGTTGCTCCTCTTTCCCCTGGGTCGTTTTGAACACCCGAACCAATTGGATCTGGGGTTTCTTTATTATCATCGTCTGCTTCATGAAGAAGAGATGATGAAAAATCTTTAAACGATAAAACTCGTGATTCGTTTATCAGGTGAGAATATCCAAGTGCTGAATTTGATTTGCTTTCTTCAACAGATTCTCTAGACATTGGGATTAGATCTTCAAGGTAAGTCTCATTAATTTCACTTTCATTTAAAAGACTTCCAGTAACGTTTACGTCCTTGCCCTCTTTATTTACATAGTGGAATTCGTATTTATTCTTAGCCTCAGAAGGAACGTAGATTGGACTTGATGGGCTTTCAGCATAAGCCTCTTTCATTTCTTCCCAAGTAGAATATCCGACGAAAGATGTTCCAATTGTCAATTCAGTTATATCTGGGATTATTATGGTTTGGAATTCTAGATCGTCGTTGTCTAGATAACCTCTTTCAAACTTATCTTCATTGCTAAAAGATAGAAGCATAAGATCATTATCCTTCATAACTTTCTCGAACTGCTTAGAATTAATTTGGAGAACTACAAAAAGAGATCTTCCATCAAATTCACCAAGTTTTACCAATTCCATAGTTGTTCTTGTATCATCCTTTCCAAAAGTCAGGAGATCTATTACAAATCCAAATCCTCCACCACCTCCGTCACTTGTCCAGCAAACAGTGATTGATTTTCCGACTGGTATTTTATCAGCAGCAAATGTTCCATAAGCAAAATCATCTACTTCACTGTATCTTGGTGCTTGTTTATCGCTCATCCAATTCCAAATCTGATTTACACCAGATCCAACTACAGATGCCGCTGCTATAATCCATCCGATAGGATTAGAAGCTTCAGCAGCAACCAGTCCACCTGCTCCTGCTGCTGCTCCTGCTCTTCCAGCTACTGCTGCAGCAGCTCTTGCACCACCCTGAGCTACTAATCTTTGGGCTGCTGCTTTAGTAGATTGTGATGCTGCACCCTTAAGTAATACGTTTCCTGTTGCTCTTGTTGAATATGCCAAACCTCCCTCAACAAATGCTCCAGATGGTAAGGTTACTCTAGCTGCATTAGCTACTGAGGCTGCTCCCCTACCGCCAGTGAAAGCTTTAGTCGCAAAACTTTTCAATGCATTCCAAGAAGAAGCAACAGCCGCTCTTACCCCACCCGTAGCTCTAACAGCGCTATGAACTCTTTGAGCATTTCCGAAAGTCTGGTAAATTCCTCTCGCACCCTTGTACAATCTCCATCCCATCCACATGCTCCCGGCTACTTTAGCTACACCATAAAGAGCTGCAAGAGTGACTCCACCTATCAGGACATCCTTGGCATATTCAGCAACCTTGTTCATGTAGGATTCTACCGTTTTGATTTCTCCAACGGGGATGCTATAATCAATCTCCGCAAGTATAATACCTCCGGATTCTCCAATCTTTTTAAATCTTAGTGCTTGCCTTCCTTCAGAGACAGGATTTCCATCCTCTGATAAAGGATCAACAACTACTGCATATTGTGTTCCCTTGTCTAGATCCTCGATTTTCAAAGAATCCAAAAACTTACCTTCATTAACAAGTTTTTCGATTGCATAACCCAATTTGATAAACTTTTTGGTAACCTCTTTAGATCCAGATCCCTCGGCTTCTAAGATTGCAACATAGTCAGAAAATGATGATACTGCTTTTCTTTCCCATATATTGTTGGTTTGATGCTTAAAATAATCGTTGATGGGATTAGGTATAGATACCATTCCCTCGATTAATTTCTCAGCATTTTCAAATCTATAGTCGACTGACTCTGCTTGCCATTCTCTTGGGTTGTCTTTCAACCACTTTTTCCATTTATCGGTATAAGTCCACCACTGGAAGTCATTGAGGTCGGTTTCTTCACCCTTGATATCAAGTGGTATTGACATGAGTGGGAAAATATTAGAATTCTTATCAGACGGCATGCCGTTGATACTTCCTTTATATTCTAACCCTTTACGAAAAACTAATATCATCTTTTCAATTTTTATTCGGAGTAAATCCTTGCATAGGCCTGTGATAACAGGTCTATTATTTTTCCTATATATCCATTATTGCGGAGCAACTTAAAGGTGAGATTGCCTACCGAGAATTCTCCATCCTTAGATAGGGATTCCTTTCTCATCTTTTGAATTTTCTCTTTAAGACGAACAAGCCTTCTGTACATCTGATTCGCATCTGATGGAAGATTTGCAGAAGTAACTAACTTCGACTCCAGCTCATGAATTTCATAAACCAGAGATTCGTATTTTTTATTTACGTCTTGCTCATCGACTTTTGGGGGGTCGAATTCAGGCTTCTTTATCCACTTGTTATCCTTTAAAGAATATAGACCGGTAGAAGTGTGCGGCTCGTTTACGTCCTGCAGATAAAGTTCAACGTCATGGTCCCTAATTATCACATCATGGCGAAGATTCCACATGAATCTAATCCCATCCACAGCTGCTTTCAGAACATCTTTAGGTGAATCTACCTTACTGAAGTCTATCAGTACGTGAACGTCTAAATCGGACTTATCAGTATAATTATAGTTTGCAAGTGAACCCGTTAGCTGGATATCCTCAATGGGAAGGTCACCCAGAAGATCACCGAATTTAGAATAAAAGTCTTCGGATATTTTTAAAAGTTTTTTTCTAACAAGTCCATCAAAAACCCACCGGGATTCTCCTGATTTGTCCTTGTACTTGTCCCAAAATTTAGGGTTTAGCTCATCATTATAGAAAGAACCGATCTTGCCCTCTATTAGAGAAAATTTATCAAAACCTACAACTTCCAACACAAAAAAGGGATTATTTGAATTTTATATATCCAAATAATCCCTAGTAGATCTAACTAATATTTATTTTGCCACCTTCAATAACAAATCTATTACGGTCTTTACATCTCTTTCGCAGTATTCCTTAACTTCCTCCATACTTCCACCCGACCAAAAATGCTCGCTAACCTTAGATCCATCCATATCCTCTTTCGGAGAAACCACCCCAAGAGAACAAGAAAGAAGGTCTAGGGAAAGATATTTCTGTTGACTCCAGCTTCCAAAAGCAAAAACTTCAGAGGTATCCAAAAATGGGATCTCCCAGGGTTTCTTATCCCATATAACCAAATTTCCAGGAAGATCCATGGAAGGGTCAAGATAGATCATTCTCTTTCCCAAACAAGGTACATCGAATCCCTTAATGTTGTGTCCTGAGAGTTTCATACCCTTTGCTACAGCATTACCAAGAACTTTAGCAGATTTTTGTAGAATGTCCAATTCTTCGTTTCCATAGAATGAGGTCATTCTTATTTGTCCAGTTTCTTGAAGGACACCAAAAGAAACACACACAACTCTGGAAAATTCTGGTTCTAGAGTTGCTTTTTCTTTATAGATCTGTGAATCATCCAAATCATTCATTTCTTCATATGCAGTCCGGTAATACTTTGCCCTACGTGTCCACAGAGTAGCAAGTCTTGGATTTTCTACACCTAGGGCTTCAAAATCTTTGCACCCAGTTGCCGTTTCTACATCTAGGAAAAGGCAATTTTCTAAAGTTTTTCTACTTATCATATTCTTCTTTTTTCCATTTTGGGTCGTACCAGAAAGTTCTGTCGTTTCTGTCTAATATTTTTTTCATATTTTTGTTTCCATAGCACTTAAGAAAGGTTGAAACACTTGAAACCTTTCCAAAAGGATTCTTCCAATCTTTTATGCTACCACCACCTATTTCATACACCAAAATCGGAATCTCCCTACATAAAGAGAATAGTTCCCACCTATGTTTTTCTATAAATTCTCTGGCAGATGTAAATGGACTGGTTGAGGTGATTCTATAAAGTATTTCTGCTCTCAAATAATTTCCAATTCCATTAAAAAACCTTTGATCCATCAGAACCTCGTAGATTGGCTTATCAAAAGTTTTATTGGAAATATTTTGATTAATATTATTGCAAAATTTAAAGTATTCGGTTGTTGGGTCTGGTCCTCTCTTTGAATTCCAAAATCCCCAATTCCATTTACCAAACCTTCTAATATCAATAAATGCTAAATGTCCACCTTCCGCACAATTAAACCGAAGGTGCGTATGTTTGAAGTCAAAACCTTCCGGAACCCATTGAAAGCGTCCACCCATACCCATTGTCATCATTAAATGTTTAACATCAACATTTTTTTCATGGCAGAATGCTTCAGCGGTAAAAATTTCAAGCATTAATTCCTTTCCTCTTGACTTTGCTTGGATTACAAAAGGGAAAGAAATATCTGAACTAATATCTTTCCATTTATGTTCTGGATTTTTTTCGATAGAGTAAAAAACCTTTCCAGAGGAAACGCTATTGACGTAATCCGCTGTTAGTTTTAATTCAGCTAATTCGGGCATTTCAGAATTTTACTCAAATCTAAGTAACAAAACCGACGGAAAAAAATTATTTCTTATCTATTTTGTTAATTACCATAGGTTTCAGGGAAATTATATCTGATTTATATTTCACGCAAGATTTTATTTCAGCTGGAGAATCTAACACAATATCAAGATCCAATCCAAAAGTAGGAATTCTATACTTTAGGAATTCCGAAGGAACTGGAGAAAGAGAAACCCCATTTGTGTCAATTTCGGAGGACTCTGAATGTATGAAAACCGGAGTTGTTCCTTCTGACCAGGTAGAAACAGCTAAAAAAAGAGCTTCCCTGATAGATAGTCCACCATTGTTAAATTGGTGGGGGAGCAATCTAAAAACTATTGGAATTCTGCAGGAATAAAAAATACCACTTAAAAGATCCGTAACTGAAAATAGACTGGGTTTTTCGTCGTTGCAAACGGCCAACTTTTTTATTGTTTTATCTTCTAAATCATTAACATTCTCACAAAATCTTTCCATTGTAGTTTTTCTAGCTCCGTATGCGCTTCCTACTCTAAGGACAATAGATGGTCCATATATTCCTATTTGCTCTAGGAGGGAAGAAAGCCCGGAAACTAAGGATTTTGTATTTTCTACAACATCCGAAATTTGGCTTCCAAGAAAAAACTGGGATGGGAGAAAGAACAAAACCCTATGCCCTGTACTTTTTACAAACATAAAGATAGACCAAAGAAGCTTCCCTTCTTCAGAATCTTCTTCAATCTGCTTAAGTTCAGGTAAAATAAAATTTTGGGTAACCTCAAAGGTTGTAATATTAATTCCAAAAGAATCGTTCTCCTTGATTCTATCGAAAACGATGTTCAGAAAACTCAAAACCTCGTATGTATTTCTGGAAGATAAATCCCTGTTTACACACCCTAGTCGGTTTAAATTTCTGCTTAGTATCATCAAATTGTTTTAGAGATAAAAGCAGAGAAAGTTTCTAGCTTCCGATAGCTTCTATACCAAGCCTAGCATTATTGTAGACAGTTGGTGAATTGTATACATCAGATGGTAGTGTATCAAATTTAAATCTTGAGAGGATTTCTTTGTGCCCTTTGTCTCCGTTATCTACAAATTCAACAGTATCTGGTACCAATTCAAGAACTTCCTCAGAGTCTTTCTTTTTAGAATGAACCTGAACGTAGTATCTATAAGATTTGTTATCCGGAGCTCTTTCTGATCTAACTATCATTCCAGCAACTTTTTCTTTAGAATTAATTGGTTTACCAATAACTATATCACCAACCTGAAATTGTGATCCGGTAACAGTTCTTTTTTGGTTTGGGTCCGGACCAACGGAAACCGAAAGATCCTTATAAGGTTTATATTGAACCTTGAAGATTCCATTAGATCCACCGTAACCGTAGGTATCCCCAAAAACACCCACGTCAAAAAATTCATTTATGGTTTTAATGTATCTCAAAATCAGTTTCTTATTTCTCTATTTATCTACATTTTCCGTAGACTTTTTGAGATCTAGTAATTCCTGCAGTTTTCCTGCAAGCTCATAGTTTTCACTCTCTAAAGCTTTCTGAAGCATTTGTGATAATACGTTTGAATGAGCTGACTCTTCAGAAATAGAATTATCAGGACTAGCGTTGATTGTGAGAGATATTCTTTGGGGTGCATAAAAGACTTCCAATCTAGAATCCACCTTAAAATCATCTTCCGTCATATCATCAATATCCTCACCTTCTTCTTGCTCCCATATTAGATCCCAATCCTGATTGAACCAGAATATCATCCATTGTCCATAAACAAACTTAGAGATGTCATTATTGATAACAAACCTGAGCAAGAACTTTAGCTCATTCTTAACGTCAGTCTTAGTAAGGGATTCACTGTACGGCTTTCTTTTTAAGCCAGGGATAACCTCACTCCCGCCACCAACACCAAACTTAAAAACTTTGTTTACTTCATAGATTGTGTCCCAATCTAGGCTTTGCATTACCTTATCTATTAACTTCTGAAAATCTTTTCTCATGTTAGTGGTCATTTGAATGTTCCGATTTATATATCAAAACTACTTATTTGACACATTTATTTGGTCTGCTATGGAATCAGTCCAATCTTGATATTTATCGGGGAAAAACTTCTTTAGCTCAGATAGCTCCCTCTTAGAAGCACTGTATTTTTCCCTAATAAATTTTTCCACCTCAGGATCAGCTTCAACAGAAACCGCTGAGACTTTCTTTTGCGCAGATTTCTTTGTCTTAGTGAAGATCCAAGACGGCATTTTAGTGTAGTGTCTGCTTAGAGTACTGTGCCACCAGTCTACTACAGGTCTAGGAGAAATCTTAGTGTTATTAAATTGGTTAGCCTGCATCGGGAATTGGATGGACATGATCCTATTGATCATGAAAAAATTTTTGGTTTTATCGTTTCTAGAAATGTTAGCCCAATCTTTTTCCGATTTAAAAATAGTTTTTACTATGTCAAATAATTCCATTCGTTAAAAATTTTTGAATGGGTCATATTGGCTAGGGGCAGTTGATTTGGAAACCCATGTCGTTCCTTCTAATATCTTTACCCTATCCAGGGTGATTGGTTTCTTTTCAAGAGATATACCTCTTCTGATTTCTTCAACTGCTCTTGTAGTTACCTCCATGGGTATAACTGTTTTATCGAGCCACATTAGCTTATAATTTCGCTTAAGATTTTCTGCTGCTTTTTTTCTATTTTCAGTGGTGTCTATTTCCTTGATAAGACGAAGTGAATAGCCTGAAATCCAATCGAGGAATTCAGAATCCTGAATTAAATCCTGGAACGAAGATTCTTTCCATTTTGTATCCTGTAGGGATTCTAGAATAGTCTCAGCTTTTTTGGGTGTTAATCTATTTGTTTTACCGTTTACAATAGATTCCCAAATCCCTGGAACTGCATCTCCTTTATCACCAATAAGCATCTTAATAAAGATAAAGTCCCTTGGATTAATTTCAGTAATTTCATTCTTTTGGACAAAATCCTTCATTTTTTCTTTATCCGGGTCCATCGCTGTATTCATATCAAAGATAGAAACATCTTCTTTTTTATTAAGCCAATTTGATTCCCATCCATGAGGTACAGAAAGCATATTGTTTTTAGAATTTGCGTTCCAAACTATTGTCCAGTTGTTACCTTTCCATCTGGCTAATTGGTGCATATCTTTATCACCCGAAAGAATCACGCAATCTTGTCCCTTTGTATTTAAGTAATCTGCCCAGTAATAAAGTAAATCATCTCCTTCCGCACCGGTTACCCTCGAAAAAATAAATCCCATTTTTTCCAAATGATTTCCAAAAGCCTCGAGTAGATGAAAGAATACCGTCCAATCTACCTCTTCGTCTTTAACCCTATTGGACTTATATCCACCGCCCTCAATTTCTACATCTTTTCTCCAGCTCCTGCTATCTGCAGTAAAAATTAATTTTCCACCTGCAGGAATGGATCTTAAAGAAGAGCAAAGATCTGTCGAGATTTTCCGAATAAACATAGACTGTTCATTCTCACTACCTAGAATGTCACCAGGATTTTTATTTCCATATCCGCCAAAGACACCGAACGTCTTATGGAAGATATAATTGCCGTCAATTAGTACATTAATCATTTCTAAAGAGTTATTCCTGATTTGTTAATAATTTCGTATATGTTGTTGAAGAAAGGATCAGAAACTAAAAAATCATAGTCTTTAAATTCGATAAAATCCTGTGTGTCTGCACCCAATCTTCTATCAACATTATCAGCATCGTTTCTAGAAAGCAATCTACTCTTCCTGATGTTTTCCTCTATATCCAGGTACACCACAAAGGATTCTATTCTATCTTCTTGCTTCATCTTAGCAAGACCTGAGGGGGTCATTATAAAAAGGTTACTTGTATAAAATTCATCTTTCGAGGTTCCATAGATCCATTCGTTGAAGATAACATATTCATAGAACTTATCATTGTTGATGTACTCATCAGCAGCTGCGTCCGAGGAAATAAAATAATAATCCTTCCCATAGATCTCCTCGTCTCTAGGCGGACGTGTTGTGTGTGAAACACAGTATCTAAAACCGGCTTCTTCTAATTTTTTTCTCATGTGGTCTTTACCCGAACCACCCTTTCCAACTATTATTATTCTCTTCATCTCCAAAAAATTTGTATCAATATAATTAAGAAAGCCAGGGATAAACAAACAAGTGTCTTAAAGCTAATTCCCTCACCTAGTGTAATCCAGCTTAAAATAGCTACAACAAAAAGTCCCACTACAAATTGATTTAATCTTATCTTCCATACACTTTCCCATGCAGTATACCCAACTTTAGCCCCATTTATAAAGAGGAAAGAAACGACAGTTCCAACAACGAGGATATTGAACCATTGATTATTTCTAAACCAAACCCATCTCACCTGTGCAAACTGCTGGAACCATGCTCCAGCCTGTGCTAAAGCAATAAGTACAAAGAAAAAAATACTTTGCTTATTCATCCTCGATAGATGTCTCAATTTGAGCAAATCTGTTTAAAGCTCTACCTTTATCCGAAATCGACCAAGCCCATTTACCAAAATCTTCATTTCCCGGGAAAACCTCTCTTTCACCAAGCTCTATTCCAAAAATTACTTTCGGCTTATCAATTTTTCTTCTGAACACTTCATATCCTACAATGAGATTTTCATCCGGGTCTATTTGTTCATAAATCATAGCTTTTTCACCTCTTTGGATAAGATTATAGACATATGAATTTTTATTGATTTTGTCTGAAAGTAAATCCATTTATTCTACTAATTTTTGAATTTTAAATATAAGAGAAAGAAGACTGACCACTGGATCAATAACAACCTGTCTCTGGGCCTGGTGCTGGGCTACCTCCACAATAACCCCGGGAATAATCTTAATATGACTAGATTTATTTTTTATGATCCAGTTTATAAATTCTTCTCCCAATGCAGTCATAACGTCATCGATCTTAGATGAATATTGTCCGACAATAACCTGGTAATTTGCAACGGGGTCCTTGGATTCAAAAATCATCCGATAAAGATCATCATAAGACCAAGATGAATCTCTTACCCTAGAAATATCAATCGATTTAACACCCTCAATAACCCAAGTTTGTATTCTATTTAAGGAGGATCTTAGATCAGGAAAATACTCTTTCTCAAATTCATCAAGAGAAGCATCATCAATTTGGATGTTTAACTTTGCAAGAATAAGCTTTATTCGATCCCTCCATTCCTTTCTAATTTTATCTTCTTCAGACTGGTTGATTGGATCGAAATTTATGACTTCAAATCTACTTTGAATAGCCTCGGGAACTTTGTTTAGCCAGTTGCAAGTTGCTATAAACCTAGTATTCCCTGCAAACTTTTCGATAGTGCCTCTAAGAGCTTTATAGAACTGATCTGAAGCACCGTCGAACTCATCAAGTACCACTACTTTTTTGGAAGACTTCCCATCCATAATACTCATTGTAGAACAAAAATCATTTATCTTCGTTCTAATAGTGTCAACAGAACTTTCGTCAGAGACGTTTATGAAGATGTGGGGTAAATCACGGGATAGAATTTTAGCTAACGTTGTTTTACCGCACCCAGGAGATCCGACAAGGAGGACGTTATGATTTAATCCCTTATCTTCAAAAAGAACCCGAATCCTGTCCGGGAGAATCATGTGTTTGATTTCTTTTGGCCTTAACTTCTCTGTAAGGAGCTGGTCTAACATAAAAAACTCTTTATTCTTTTACTGAATAAAGAGCCTTTAGTTTCCCATTTAAAACATTTTAGAGAGATCGTCAGGAGTGTCTTTGTCACTTCTTACCTCAATAAATCTAGGAAGGAATAAGCTTCTATTATTATGCTTATCAGTGATAGTAACGTTGTATTGAACAGCAGCTATCTTACCTACAAGGGAGTCCGGATCTTTACTCAATTCAGAAAGATCTTTATCAGTAAATCCAGAACCAATTTTTACATTAAGAGTTCCTGATGCATCAGTACAAACCAATCCTCCAATAAACCCCTCCCTTTTACCTTCTCCTGGATACCACCCGGTAATCACAAGATCACAATCATTAATCTCTTTTAGTTTGACCCAGCTCTTGCTTCTCTTACACTCATAAAAGTGATCGCTTTTACAAATTACTCCTTCGCCCCCAAGGTCTACTATTTCCTTATAAATTGCTAAGATCTCCTCCATCGAATTTACCTCCCACATCTGGCCAATCCTTACGCAAGAGTCACCCTTTAATCCTTCGAGAAGGACTGAGAGAAGCTTCCTTCTCTCGGTGTACGCGACAGAGCCCCTTCCGGTATTCAACACTTCTGAAGGGACCACATCAAACACATTAAACAAGAAACTCTCGTCTATATTCTCGGGGGCAGTTCCCTTAAGAATTTGGGTAACCTTACCAGAGACTGATTTTCTATTATGATCAGTTAATTCGCCATCGAAAAAGATTCCACGTAGGCTTCCAGCAGCTTTTTTAAGTTCAGCGGTAATATTTTGAAGCTTAGATGAATCAAGCTCATTAAATGCTCTAGTATAAAAAGAAAAATCACCGCTATCATTTATTACGGCAATTACCCGAACACCATCATATTTTTCCTCACAATAGATTTTATCCCATTTTTCAATCTCCTTCTGATCGTCGGTAGCCAACATAACAGAAGGATCCGGGATCAATTCTCTTTCAATAGCTTTATTTATAAGCTTAGCACCTATCCCGATATTCATTCTTTTAGTAAATATCTTCATCAGCATCTTTCTCATTTCAATATCCCGATCTGGTGGAAGACCAAACGAGTAGTTTAATAAATCATGGGCTCTTCCCCTTAATAAATCGTTAGCAGCAGGTGCACTTTTTAAATCTTCTATTAGTGAATGGAAAGAAGCCCAAAATGCAGCAGGGGCTGAAGCATATAATCGAGAAGGCTGTGATTCATTAAATTCAAGTTTATGAAGCTTGGTGGTCACGAAAGGATTAAAACAAACGTCCAGTATGTAAGTCATCTCCTCTGAGAGATTTTCAAAGATAAGTCTTTGTTTTTCTTTTTGTGATCCGTTACCAGTTAGGGTTTCCATCTGGCAAAAAATTTCTAGCTCTTTTATCATAAGATTTTAATTACAATATAAATTTAGTTATTAGTAACGTATATAAAAAATTAAATAAGGATATTTTTACCGCTAACGTTGGTTAAAACCCAACCTCTTTCGGACGCATCCTTAAAAAGCTGGGAAGTGTTAATTGGAACAGCACCAGATATCTGGCAAACAAGGGATCCGGCAAGATTGGATATTCTCAACGTGTCCCTAAGATTAATATCGGAAATCTGCATTAGCAAAAAAACAGCACTCACAGTATCGCCAGCTCCAGAGACATCGGTTACGTCTATTTTATCACCATCCACATATTCCCAATAGTCGTTAGCTTTAGCCGCCATACCGTCTTCCGACATCGTAACAAGTATACCTTCGAAACTAAATTCCTTAGACAACTTATCACTTAGTTCGCATATCTCATTTTTAGTCAATTGGGTTTGCTGTGGAATACCTAGTGCATTCTTAAACTCCGATAGATTTGGTTTAATCCAGGTTGCTCCGGAGTACCTAGAAAAATCTTTATCCTTCGGATCAACCAATACGGTCTTTCCATTTTCTTTTGATATTGATATTAGTTCTTGAATAAGATCAGGAGTAAGAAGCCCTTTACCATAATCCTGTAGAATGACACCATGCACAAGAACTATAACTGATCTAAATATTGATAATATTTCATTTTTAATAACATCAGTTATGGGATCAGTTGTTTCAGTATCTATCCTTGTTATCTGATGCCCGTTACCTACGATTCTAGTTTTTTCAGTAGTCGTTCTCGACGGATCTTTAACAATAAAAGGGGATACCCCATTCTCCTTAAGTAAATTTTCCAAGATATTTGATTGCTGATCTTCCCCGGTAATCCCAAGAAGATAACACTCTGAACCAAATGAAGTAATGTTCTGCGCAACATTCGAAGCTCCACCTAAACAATAAACGGATTGATTTTTTAAAACTACCGGAACTGGTGCTTCCGGGGAAACCCTGTAAACCTTACCGTGAATATAGTGATCCAGAATTATGTCACCAACGACTAAGACCTTCTTAGAAGATAGTAGTTTTCTTAATTCCATCAATTAAAATATTTAAAGTGTGAATGATGGGGTTTCTGCCCCTCCTTCTTCTCCTTCTTTGCCAGCTTCTTTTTTGTTCTCCTCGGCTTGTTTTGCTTCAACCTCCTTGTACTTCTCGTTTTTCTTAAATTCATCCATCGTTAGACCGAGGAATCTTTTTATGAGAAAGTTTTTGTCAAAATAAGCTTCTTCCTCCTCGCCAATCTTTTGCTTCATATCACCAAGAGAAGTAATCAACTCTGTTCTTTTAGTATAGTTTTGGAGCTGGATAAATTCTTCAAATAGATTTTCTCTTACAAAGTCTAGACCAAGATTAGATTTAAAAGCACTATCTTTTGAAAGTTCAGGAAAATCTAAACACATCTGAATATAAAGGGGCTTTACCATTAGCTCCTGGAAAATCGACCTTAACCTACTTAGGAATTTTTCATATCTGATCTCGTCTCTTTCAAGCTGATCTATGCTGATTTGATAGTTGGTTGGGGTTCCACCTCTAAAAGCAAACCTTGCGTAGGGAATCTTGGAATCTAGTTTTAGCTTATTGTAAAAATAAACTACATTTTCCATGACATTGAAATCGGGTCCATTTGGATCTAGAGTTTCAATCTGAGGAGATTGCCCGTCCTTCTCAGGGAAAAGATAGTTTTTATAGAACTGTACTTTCGGTCTACCATTCACAGTAAGTTCACCAGAGAAATCATTAAGATCTACCTCTTCCTTATAAATAGACATCAACTGTCCCAGTGTCTGCATCGCTTTTTGTTGAGATTGTGATCCAACAGGGATAACGAATTTTAGTCTGTAAGATGCGTTCATTACATTCCATATAACCCTAGTGTTTTCCATTATTCTTAGGATGTTGTAGGATCTAATTAATCTTTCAACATAACTTACTCTGGAGATAGTATTTCCCTTAGCATAAGAAATGTAAATAACTTGTTCACTCTTCAACTTGCGGGTCATCTTATTTTCCTGAGGATATTGAATCCATATCTGCTGAAACTCCCCATTTGGTTGAGGTTCTGTTGCGGGCTGTAAAGAAGTAGGATCAAGTTCTTTAAAGCCAACAATTTGTTTTCCGTCTGTGGAATATACAATTTCAAAAGCAAGAAATCCATCAATCAACAATTGCCTGAAGTATTGCCAAGCAAGAATGCTTTGCTGAAACCCAAAAAGCATATAAAGTTTTCTAAACGTCTCGTCCAATGCCTCTAAAACTTTTGGCTTCAAATCAATATTCGCAATAGCAGGATAGGAAAAAAAGTTCTTATCGTCGTAGTTTATTGCATCGTCAGACATAGTATCTAGAATGAAATCGATCTCACCATTTAAGGAAAACTTCCTGAGAAAGTCTCTTTTTCCTAGATAATCCTTGTCAAAGTATGCAATATATTTTCTAATCTTAGTGTCTTGATAACCAAGGGTCCAATAAAAAGCGTCATTCTCTGTAAATCCAGTTCCTTGCTCACCTACGAAATTAGACTCAGTTGCACCTATTGCTTGAGAATTACGGATTACCATGTCCTCATATTGCATTCCAAACCTTCCAATCTTAGAAAGATTCTTATAAAGATTTCCTAAGAAGGATCTTTCTTGGATGTTATCTAAAAAACCTGCCATTTCTTTCTATTATTCTGTTGGGGGTGTTTCCTCTGCTGGTGCTTCCTCTGTTGGGGCTGCTGCTTCACCATCTTCTGGCTCTTTTTCACCGCCTTCTTTAGCTTTCTTCTTCTCCTCTTCTTTTCTCTTTTTCACAGCTTCCTTGTTTGCTTTTATATCATCCTGTGTCATTCCCAAGTGGGATTCTATTAAATATGCTAAGGAAAAGAAAGGATTACCTGTGTCATCAGTTAGTGAGTACATAGAATCAATTTGCTCTTTTTTCTTGAGCATCGTTTCTACCTCTTGGTTGATTCTGAAAGGGTTATCTGAAACAAAGGTTAAACCAAGTTGGCTTTTGAAAAGATAATCCCTTTCAAGTTCAGGAAAATCCTTTACAGTTTGTATCCACAAAGGTTTGATCATTATATCCTGAAATATAGATCTAAGCCTGGTAATAAATTTAGCAAATCTAATTTCTTCCTTGTCGAGTCCTTCAGCTCCGTTAGAATAATTTCCAATTGATCCTCCGTCGGGACCCTGAAATCTTGAGAAAGGAATTTTAGATTCCTGTGCGAGTTTGTCAAAGAAATAAGCTAAGGGAGCAGGATCATTTAAATTGGGCCCAGTGCTGGTAAGAGGTTCTATAGTTGGGGTGCCGTTTACACCAGATGGCATAAGATAGTTCTTATAAAACTGGATCTTAGGTCTACCATCTACAGTTAATTCTCCACTTTCATCATTAAATTTAATATCCTCCTTATAAATACTCATTAATTCACCAAGGGTTTGCATAGCTTTTTGAGGTGATCGGGATCCAATAGGAACAGTCATTTTCATTCTGAAAGATGCATTCATAACTGACCAAATAACCCTGGTGTATTCAATGATTCTCAGGATGTTATAAGGACGAATCAATCTCTCAGTGTAACTCACTCTCGAAACACTATTCCCTTTAGCATATGAAATGTAAATGATCTGAGAATCATACAGCATTCTTCTTCTATTGATATCTTGAGGATATTGGTACCAAACACTTAAAAAGCTTCCGTCGGGCTGCTTTTCAACTGATGGCATTAGCGTAGTAGCATCGAGTTCCTTAAATCCAATGATATTTTTTCCTTTATCATCATAAACTATTTCGAAAGACAAAAATCCATCGATCAAAAGCTGCTTGAAGTATTGCCAGGCACTAATATCATCAGTGAATCCAAGCATTTCATAAAGCTTCTTATAATTCTCATCGATTCTTTCCTTTACCTTTTCCTTCACATTAGTGAGATTTAGAAAGGCAGGATAAGCGAAAAAATTATAAGAATCGAAAGTAATTGATTCGTCACATACTGTATCTAAAATGTATTCTATCTCGGGATTGAGAGCAAATTTTCTAAGATAATCCCTCTTGCCAGCATAATCTTTATCAAAATAACTGATGAATTGCTTAGTGGTGGTGTCTTGTCTTCCTAGGGAATAAAGAAGATTTTCGTCATCAATAGACTGCTTCTTCATAAACTCCGCTTCAACAGCACCAATGGCCTGGGAATTTTTAATTACCATGTCACCATACCTCATTCCGAAGTTGCTGAGAGACTTTACAGATTCCCTTATCCTTTGAAATACAGGACTACCGTTTTGATTATCGTTGAATCCAGCCATTATCTATTCACGTCAATGTATTTTTTGTACAATAGATCAGGTGTTTAATTTCGATCTATAATCATTATATATCGAAGAAATTGATTGACCCTCTATCTGAAAGTCATCAAGATATGGGATTCTCACCCAATCTTCATAATCAACAACCTTAACATTCCTAATATATTCCTTTTTAAATCCAGTTAATGAATTTTGCCATCCAGTTCCATTCAGTATAATTTTCAAAGAATTATAAATATTGGGTATAGATTGAATATTTTTATTCTTATCATTCTCATTTATTATAGCAAAGAATTGATTCCAGATTTTTATAATTATTTCACCCCTTGAATCCGGCGGTATGATATTAAGATCTAATGAAACTAGAATTTCACCGCTTAAATATTTATCGGACTTTAAAAATAGAAAAAGGGGCTTACGGTTTATATAAGGATGCGATTTAGAAGGTTTACTTTTAGTAAAATAATCTGCAGAATAAATCAAACCAGGTACAAATACACTGTCAAACTTCAACTTCCCTCCTGATTTATCAGTTCCGTACTTATCAAAAAAGACCCTAACTGAATCCGAGGATATTGATGAAACTGAGGGAAATGAATTTCTCAGTTCCTTTATTTGATCCTCTATATTTTTCACTTGCTTTTAAACAAGAAATTTTCATCAACTACACCAAATTTATATCCCCTCGCTTCTGCCCAATTCTGAGCAGCTTTAAATTTTGCTTGATTAGTTATCCAGATCTGCATCTTATGATTATAGGATTTCAATTTATTAAGGGTTGCGTTACCCTCCAATAAAGGCTTTTTAAATTGAGACTCTGGCTTTACCTCTATAATCCAATCCTGAGTTGTGTTGTCGTCTTTGACAACCTGCATATAAAAATCGACATTATACTTATGTTCTTTTTTATCTAATGGATTGTAATAAGAAATAGAAAGAGGTTCAGAGCTCCATTTTAAAATTTTCTCATTGAAATCACAATACCTACAAAATCTGAATTCCCAAGAAGATCTACAAATTATATTGTGGACATCTCCAATGTATTTTTCCGGGTTAGTTGGTACATATAAGCCAGATTTATAATCCCCATTGGGTTTTATTTTCTTTATATCTGGCATGTGTTTTAAACATTATATGTATTGTCTTCACCTGTGATATGTGAAAATGGAATGGTTTTAGGTGATTTGGGTGGATGCAATTTTTTCCACCCTTTAGCAAATCCATTTTTAGCAATTTGAGTGTAATAAGCGAACGGGTTGTTGGATTTAGAGGGGTCGAATCTATTCCAATATTTTACCAAATCCTCCATAGCAAAAGCCATGCAATCCTCTTTATCTTCTGGATCCCTATAAGACATTTTTTTAGAAATTCCGTGAACCATTAAAATAAACATTTCAACAGTTTCTTTGGTCAGTTGTCCTTTCTCTTTAGACGCTAAAATAGCTACAATCAGGTCTGCATTTTTTACATAAGCTTTTGCCATTTCTTTCCGTTATTTTAATTTTAGATTAAACCCCGAGGTTAGTTTCGGCTTACTGCTTATCTTCTTCCTGCTCATCATCAAAAGAAATGAGCGTTTCCCCGGGAGGTTCTTTACCGTCCGGGGCAACGCTCATCCTATCTTTGAGGTCATCCACAAAAGGCTCGGGAGACTCAGATTGATCCTTAGCGGATGGGGCAAAAGCCCAAACCCTACTAAGTATTTTTTTTAGTTTTTTTTTGATTCTTCGCTTTCGTCTAGGTTGTAACCCATCTCGGCATTTACCTCTAGGTCAGTTTCTGATTCGGTTCCAGCAGCTGGTGCTTCTGCTAACTCCTGATTGGTTTTCATAACTTCCGGATTTTTAATCTCGGCTTGGGTAACAGCAACTTCATAATCCACCTCGTGTTTACCCCCGGGGGCTTCAGCTAATTGCTGATCTGTTTTTTCAACTTCCGATTTAGAAG